CATGTCCAACACAGCCCACTCGCACCACTCAAACGGACGCTGCCAACCATTCAGGTGGGCCGCCAACTGGCTAGACGTATCGCTACACAACACGCCAGCCAGCCGGACAGCCTCACCCCAACACATTACGGGGCCACCAACATCATAAACAGAGCAACCGAACCGGGTCCTCCAATCATATTCGATGGCCCCACGATAATCATCAATCAGGCCGTGGAGCCAAACTATTCCCCCAGCGAGGCACCCTTACCTTCAGGCTTATATTCCATCCACTCACGGAAAATCTCGGCCACACGAACCATAGGAAGCCCCTCCAAGGCCTCCACAGCATCCTCTGGGGCGGCAGCCTCCAACATAGAAAACATCACCTCAACCTGAGCGAAATCCGCAGACTCCCCAGACTGGGCAATCCTGGCGGCACGGCGAAACACGCGGGCAGGAACAGCCTGCGCTGTTTCCTCCGCATCCGCCAACACCCAACTACGGTCACCAATCTTCAACGTGAAACCAGTGTCACTCATCTATCAACAATCCCTTATAATGTGTGTCAGTTATCGGACGGCGGATTCGGATCCGGCTGCGGCTTCGGCGGAACCGGAGGAGTATCAGCTTTTAAAGCCGTCATCCACCCCCGACCAGACACCGCATCACCCTTATGGTTAATCTGGGCAGGATACGCCTTCAACGTCACACCATACCCATACACCTCGCCATTCTTACCCTTAATCTCGTCACGATCGACAAGCTCAACCTCAGGGAAATAGTAGCGAATAACCTGATCGCCATCCACAATATCCATCAACAGGGCGTGAACACCCGTCGTGGCACCCGGAGAAATATCGAACGAACCCGAATCGGATCCGGCAGTAACCTTCGACTGCCAAAACAGTTCGATAACCTCCTTCTTAGACTCGATCAGCTGGAAAGAAATCTCGATAGACGACTCGGTAGCAACCGTGCGAACAACATCCGCATTCTGCCAAGCCTTCAAATCATCCGTTTTACGCTCAGGCTTAATCTTAAACCCGTCATCAGACAGGTACCCTAAAGCGATAAGACCGGAAGGAACCGTCTTCACACCATCAATAGTATCACCCGCGTGCGCGTCACCAATATAAACGTCGCCAGTAACCGCTGAACGAACATTAGACGCTTTACGTGTTGCAGCCATCACAACCCCCATTAAATATCAAACAATTACATTAAAACAAAAACAATAAGCTTATTCAGACTCCGCAGGCCTACATATCAGCTCGAACAGCGAATACACATCAAAACGTGCACCATCAACCAGCAAATCAGGGCCAGTAGACCGTTTACAGTACACCACAGGGTCACCGTCCACACCATCAGCCAGCACAGCCTCGACACGACGCGCCAACGACATAGCACGATCCGGCGTATCCGAAAACACATTCACCCGCAAAAAAACCTGCTCACGAACATGCAACTGCGGGCCACCATCCAACGCCAACCAAATCAGGTCACCCTCAAACCGGTCAGGCACCGTCCCCACACAGGGTATATCAGACAGCCAACCATCATCCGCCAAAACACGTTTAGCCCAGACTCTTGGGTCACCGTAAATGATCACGACGCAGCCCCAATCGAACGAGCCAACGTACCATGCTTCGCCTCAATACGCTTCCCACCCTTATATGTGGTGCCTATACGGGCCACAGCCTCGACACGGTGAACCTGCACCTCCGATGATAATCCGCCACGATATTGGGCCTTATCGAAAGCGTTACCGCCCACATTCGCCGAGGCCGCACGCTTGACACGCTCGCCACGCTCAGCCAACATAGCCTGCACCCCAGAAGACTTCAACACCTCACGAATACCCGGCAAGTTCAGCTTCACATTCACATCCTGAGCCACAACCCATCAGCCCTTCTTGCGCTTCACATTGATCTGCGTGCCAGCATCCCAACCGGACATGGGGTGATGCCACACCATAGGAGACCCGTCAGCCTCCCACACAACACCCCGAATACGCCACCTACAACGATAACCGGCACCAACAACAGGCTGCTTGAAAAGCATCGACCAATGCTCATAGTCAGAGTCACGGCCGGCAGCCTCATCCTCCTGCGAAACGGAAGCATAAATGGCCACGTTATGGTACACGGTTTCTACAGGATGCCCCCAATCCTCAACCTTGTCGCCAAGATCATCGACACGAACAGTCGGCTGAAGCATCACAACCGTTTCACCGTAAGGAAAACTGGTCATATCATATCTCCCACAAAGGGCCAGCGTAGCCGTTAATATCAGATCCGCACGAGCAACCCTCACCCCACACCGTGGAACACACCTCAGAATGATTCACACTACTCCTCATGGTCGGTGTAATAGTGAACGCTTTACCAGCCCCACCATCACCCTCACACAGCTTCTTCAACGCAGCAATCTCAGAAGGCCACAACAAATTCGTGGGAGTATTAGACCGTGTAGTCTGAGCGAAAGGACCCGCAGACTCATACTGCACCTGACCCGAAACCCCGGTATCATTCCAGCGCAACAAAGCCCTGCGCAGAATAGCCTTAGCGGCATCCTTGTATTTGAAATCCGGTTTAGCGATACAGGGGGCGACACTGATAGCCACAGCCTCCACATCGGCGATCATCGCCTCAAGCTTCTCTCTAGGAATATCGGCGAAAGGCTCAATATCCTCAGGCTTCAAAATGATACCCATCAACACCACCCCCTGCACACAGTACACATTCGCTTATCTTGTATCAGTTACCAGCCGGAGGAGGAGTCGGTGCAGCCTTCTCCTTCACAACAGCAAACGAATCAAGCGACTCGATAGCCACATACAGGACAGCCTCGGCACGAACCATAACCTCATTATGGCCCTTCAGGTCACGCCCAGTCTGATCCGGATCGCCATACTCGATCAGTTCGATCGGGAAGTTACGCTGGAACCCCCAATGAACACGCGAGAAATCACCAACAATAGCTTTAACACCAGAGGCAGGCGACATCTCCGGGGCGCCAGAAACAGTCGAAGAAGCACCAACATTCAGGCCGCGCCAATTATCCAGGCCAGCGAAACCGGCGGCAGGATACATCGGCTGCCCGGCAAGCGGAGACCCCTTCGGATACACCTCAGTAGACAGGGCAAACGAGAACGCGGGATCCAAAGCAACCCCGTTAGGAACCTGCAAACCAGCACCAGCGATAAGGCCGACAGCCTTGATCAGATCAGCCGTAGCGCTATCGGTTGCATCAACAATATGCTTCGTCTTATCCAGCGAAGACTTGACAGCCGCAGCAGGCTTACCCGTAGCCGGATCAATACCGTGGAAAGCAATCAGATCCACGGCGCGACCAATCGAGGCACCCAGCGCAGGCGAAATCAGATCCTGCAAAACACCCAGACGGTAATCAGCATCAGCCCACATAAACTCGTCCGAGACACGCTGCTGAGTCACAACCTTGATAGGCTGCGCAGTAAACGCCGAAACATCAACAGACGCGGAAGGCTTAACCTCGCCCTCACCAACAATCTTAGCGCGAGGAACACCACTAAACACGGCACCCTTAACAGGGCCGAAAATAGTCGGCTGCTCCGGCGAAAGCTTCGCCAAAACACCAGAATCGATAGCACGATCACGAACCGCACCAATCATAGAACCAGGAAGCTCAAGCTTCCCTGCAGAAAGAAAATCGTCAGCCATCAGAAATCATCTCCTAGAATTATTGACAAGAGCATCCACAAACGCGACACCCTCACGTCGTTTAACATCATCAACGGGGGCACTCCCCGCAAGACGGCGCACACCCGCGCCACCACTACTATGGTCGATCAAACCCTTCAAAGCTTTCGCAGACTCGGCAAGCGACTCCTTATCGCCACCCGACAAGAAAGCGATCGCATCACTAGACAAACCATACTCTGAAGCCACCTCGCGCTTCACACCCTCAAGAACAAACCCGTTGATCCTGTCTTCGAGTTCCTCATTCTTGCGGCGAAGCTCATCAATCACAGACCCCGCATCACCATCCGAGGCGCGAAGCTTCTCCAACTCGGCGAAATTACTTTTAGCACGAGACTCCCACTTACGGGCCTCAGCCTTCCAATCCGTGCCAGAAGGCCCAGAAGCCTCACCCTTCACGGAAACATCACCGGCATGATCATCGCCGGAAGCCTGCCCATCCTTCACAACATCAACAATGTCTCCACCCTTTCCGGGCTCAACAGCATCATTGTCAACATTCTGTTCTTCAACACTCTGATCGGCCATAGCCTAACCCTATACTCCTTGCGGAAAACAACACAACATTGTTGACCCCCGTGCGGGAGACAACCCTGTGCACCGATAACCGGCGGCGCACAACCGGAAACCATCATCTCATGTCGCCCACGGTACGCATAGCCTTCAAAATATTGCCAGGCGACTGCTGCAACCCGTGATCATCAACCCACTCACGGGCCTTCTCATAAACCCGCTGATACCCGGCATCAGCCCTATTTGGTTCCCAAGGGCCAACAACCTCAACCACCGTACACCCGCAATGATCATGATACTTCGAACCAAACGGACGCCTACCGGCACGCCTATGGCGCCGCGTATGACCAGTAGTAAGCGCCCGCTCTTTGGTCGTATAATCCGACCTCGTAGCCAACATGGCACAAAAAGCACACGGATCACCATCAGTCACCCTGCGCCACGACCTACCCTGCGCACCCGCAGACCACTCAACCGTGTCACGGCCAGCATTCATGACAGCCCGATTAACACCCGCAGCCATCGAACCAATCGTGTCATTCGCCCTATCCGGGTCACTCTTAAGAATCTTCATAGTCGAAAACGACCTAGCCAACGCGGCGGCAGCATCAAACTCGTCATACACGATCAAACCCGGATCCACACCATTCAACCGGCGAAAATCCGACACAAACCTGGCAGCCAACGATGCCGAACCATCATGGCCGGCACGCTCCAACTCCACACACAAACGCACATACTGCGCATCTGTCATCTTCCCGGAATGCCACAAACGACCAAGCTCAGCATAATAGCCCGCATACTTCCCGGCAAACCTGACCGCCTCACGCTGATACTCAGTCGCAGCAAGCCTCGACATAGCACCCGAAGCCATCGCCTATCAAACCTCGTTAGTCTGACGAGAAATAGCCCCAGCCAGCGCAGCCAACGGATCCGAAGACTCGGCACGATGACGCATCACAGCCTCAACCTGCACATCATCCAAACCCAACATCTCCAACACCGTCCGAGAATCCGCGGGCAAAATACCGGCACCAACAAGCTTCGTCACAGCATCAGCCGTAGCCGCCCGGGTAGGCGTCGAAGCATCACGCCAACGCAAACCAACATCACCAAAAAACGCGGCCTCATCAACACTCGAATCCAACGCCCGGGCAGCCAGGAAACCAACCGACAGCCAGCCCTGACCAAACGACGTCTGCCTGCGTTCAGCACGCTTCACAAGCCGAGACTCCTCGGCAGCCAAAGCCTCCCCACTAGGTGGGTTAGACGTGATAAACCCGAAATAGCGTTCCGGAACAGCCGCCTCACCCGCTGTCAACTGCGCCAACAGTCTCATCTGATCCGAATACGGTGTAGGCGAATTCACAGGAAACGACCCCACATTCGGGGTATCACCATCATCATCCTTATCCACAGCCCACACAGAAGCCATCGACAAGACCCAACCAGGCTGCGAAAACTCATCCGCACTCACGCCAGTCACCCAACGCTGAGGATACGCATAAAAATCACGATTCACAGACTGCCCCAACAGTGTGCGCACAGCCTCATCTGTGTAAGCCCTAATCGACCGAGTGATCTCCGAACGGCCATCAATCCTAGAAGTACGACGACGATTCACAACAGGAACCAACGGAACCGCACCCAACACATTCTCAATACGGCCCGTCTCAACCCACTCACGCGAACCCCGCCGCTCCACCTGAACAATCACATCAGGCAACAACAACTCCGCCTCAACAACTTCAGGATCACACGTCTGCTGCACCACAAGGCCAGCATCCAAACGAGACCCATCGGCAGAAAACCGGCCAGTACAATTCTTCGGCGACTGCGGACGAACCGACACCGACCCATCACCATGAGGAATGATCGCAACAAACGACAACCCAAAAATTAGTGCATCCAAATGCACATCACACGACGCCGTAGCAAGCCGATTCGCAGCATACACGCCATCCAAACCGTAGCCGTCACCATTAGTCCAGCCAAGCCAATCCAGACGCTCCTCCAAAGCATCCACAGCTATACCAGGCCACGACACCACCGTCTGCACACGCTGCAACTCCGGAGGAATAGCCACCCCCAAATCACGCACCCGGCTAGAGCCCTCATAGTAGCCCTCAATACGGCAATGCCACGAAGACAACCTTTGGATACGATCGTACATGCCCTCAATCAGAGCCAACTCATCCGAGTTCATACCACAGACACCCGCTTCCTACCAGACCGTTCACGCCGCTTCGCTTTCGCCATCTTCGCACCAAGATACGCCAAAGACACAGCCTCCAAAGGCACCTCACTGCCATCCTTAAACGAGGAACCCCAACCCCACGCAGACCCCTTACGCTTCTGCACAGCCGACCTCACAGCAATATCCAACATGTCACGGCGAGAATCAGCACGAGGATGAGACACAACACCCGAACGAACACCCTCAAGAAACGCCTGACAAGCCTCCACATAAACGCCAGTATCAGCCACAATCACGCCACGACCCGGAATACCACGATCCGTCAACGCCTTCTGCAACAACACCGCACCAGACCCGGCAACCATGATCCGGTCAGTATCACCCCAACGAACCGCCAACCAGTCAGCCAACCGGCCCACACCATCAACAATCGTCCCCGACAGCCCATCAATAACCTCAACATGAACACCAGCATCAGTCCGGCCAGCACCCGCCAAAGCAACCCGATCCCCAGAACGAGAAAACGAGACACCAAACCCTTTCCCACCAACCAGAATCGCCTCATCCACCGCAGACTGAGCCCACTTATCCGCCGGTATCACCGACGCAGCAGACTGGCCACGATCCCACCAGCCAAGCCGCTCCCGAGCAAAACCGGCAGCAGACATCGACTCATGCTCATCCGACACAGTCCCAAAATTCAGGCGACGACCCAACGCCGGATTCGTATCCCCCGCCAACTTCCGCCACTGCCGCGACACATCATCCGGATCAGACTCGTCAGGAATCGAAAACTCCGTCCACGCAAACCGTTTACCACCCGACAAAGCCTGCCCACGCAAACGCAACACCACAGAACCATCAGCCAACGGCCCAGGCGGCGTACCAAGAAAAATCTGCTGCGGATCACCAGACGGGGCAGCACTTACCGTAGGAAGCAAAGCCTCCAACTG